GGCGAACTACAGGACAGTCTGACAAGCGAACAGCCGAGGAAATACTTCACCAAGTAAGAGACACGGTCTTAAAACAAATGACGGGAAGGGCAACAGCCCTTCCTTTCAGTGTTGCCGCAGACGCATGGATGAACGCCAAGCGGCGCGGCAAGACAGATGGCTACCATTACAGCAGATTGCGCAAGCACTTCAAAGGCAAGAGCATCGACAGCATGAGCGCCGAAGACTGGAGCGGGTTCGTTGCCCTCAACATGTACGGAAAGAAAGCAAGCCATGTCAACCGCATGAGGGCAACCTTTGTTTCTATTCTACGCAAAGCTGGCAGTGATGCTAAGATACCAAGGGAGCGAGAGATAAGCGACAGAGTGCGCTTCCTTACCTATGAAGAGCAAGAGAGATTGCTTGCAGAATATCCTGAATTTATACGAGATATGTTTGTGGCTATTTGTTATCAGGGCTTACGACTATCAGAAGCATTGAACCTACAAAGACACCACATCAATCTTGATGCCAGAACATTGCTTGTTGAGAAGAGCAAGATGGGCAAGCGCCGCATCTTACCTATCCATGACAGAGTTTTTTCTTCATTTTCCTCTGTATCCTCCCATGGGTTTCTCTATTTCAACAGCAAAGGTGAGCGCTACGCAGACCCAAAAAATCTGCGTGGCGTTCACCGCAGGGCTTGTAAACGTGCAGGCATTGTTGACTTTACCATTCATGATTGGCGACACCACTGGGCATCTCGCCTAACTATGGCAGGCGCATCGATGCCAGCCCTTATGAAACTTGGTGGCTGGGAGTCCGAGCGCATGGTTTTGCGATACGCATCTGTCTCTGACCAGCACATAACCGACACACTGATGAGGTTGAAATGAAAAAACGTTTGCAAAATCCGTTAGTTATAGATAATGTATATACCCTTGGTAAGGGTGAGGTCGCGTGTTCGAATCACGCTAGCAGCACCATCCAATTCCAAAATATATTAAATGTTTTCAGAGCCTTGTGGCGTCTCTGGCTGAAATTAACTAGCTTCATTATTGCAGTGCTTCTGCTTTTTTGGACAGTTTTTACCATTTATGTATGCACAATTGACGATAGTCCAGCACAAATCCAGCACAAAATTGAAAGGAGGTTGGCCAATGGATACTTCTCTTAGACACAACAGTAAAGAGTACCGTAAGGCCGCACCATTTAAAGTGGGCATGATTGTAGAAATGTACGTTGAACGCACCATCAGAGCGCTTGATGCAAAGCAAGCAGAAGAGATTGCTATCAACCGTCAGCAATCTAAAACCGCTACACTACAGCGTAACGGATACACGGTTGGCGATATAGAAGTAATGAACGCAGAGGAAATAAGATGAACAGAAAAGATATTCTTAAAAAAGCAGAGCAAGCTGTCAATCAACGTGGCGAGAACTATGGTTCACCAGAGCAAAACTTTGAGCGCATCGCTCAACTATGGTCTAGCTATGCTGACCATGAGTTTCAGATTGAAGATGTTGGCGTTATGATGATGCTTGTCAAAGTGGCGAGGCTTATGCAAAGCCCACATCACGAAGACTCTTGGGTTGATATAGCTGGATACAGTGCGATTACTGGTGAAGCGATTGCAAATACTTCACATATTCAACGCCTTCCAGTGGGTCAGCAAAGCAAGTTGTCCAGTTTGTCGGGGAGGAAGAATGAGGGTTAATAACTTGAAGGATAGCTTGCCCAAAGTTTTGCTGTTCAAAACCTTTGACGAAAGCGTATGTGTCATGGAATTTGTAACCTCTCGCTCTGGCAAGCCAAGCTGTTCTACCCTGTTCCACATTCTCGATATGGCCAAGCGCCCAGTTGTGTCTATGACCACTTATGTACAGGTCGGCGTAAGCCTTAAACCTAGCCATCTTTGTTTGCGCGTGAAGAGCGTTCCATTGGGAGTGACCCGCCATATCGTGAGCCGCGTGTATTCTGCACTGTCTTCCATTTGGGAAGTTAATCCTGATCTTAGCTTCCCAATCCTCTCTTACGGTGTGCGCCCCAGTAATCCATTTCAAAGGGTCACCAGCACCACTCCACATGTCATGATTGCCGCCAATCAAAACGAGCGGGTTCATCTCGCGTATAAGCCACTCAACTAATTTCCATGCTGTTTTGTGAGATGTGTCTTGCTCGCCGTATAAGCGCCCTAGACGGCCTACCCAGTTGTTCTGGTGGTCACCTAGCGAACAACCATAGATGCCACTCTCAGGACTCGTAATCGCCAAATGAGAGCGTAATGAATCCCAGTCGCAATAGTTGTCATCGATGTGGGGGTCGCCAAACCAAAGTAGTCCAATCGGACGGTCTGATTGCATATTAATATCATACCATTTTGTAGCTAGCTTATGCTCTTTGCGAGCGCGAAACCTAGCGTGAAGGTTCTCGACAATATCCTCTACAGGTATGTCGTCTAATGGTACATCTGGTAAAATATAGTCACGCTCTTTTGCTGTCTGTAAGCGGCGGTGCAGTTCTGATTTTGAAATGCCCAGGGCGGATGCCGCTTCTCTGATTGTTTTGAAATTATTATATGCTTCTTGTGCTTGTTCAATTTTGTCCATTGCAACTCAACATCAAACCCCGAAGTTCTGCACCTCTTGACTTGACTTGTTGAAACCAAAGAGAATCTTCCATCTCATAAGCGGCCTTATCCCAATGACGGTCTTCAAGTGCAGCGATAAATTTCTTAAACCGACTGAAGCGAGGCCACCCCATATTAAACACCATAGAGGCAACAACCATCTGCGCTGGCTCTGGCAAATCTCTCCACCAATCCATGCGCTCATCTAGTTCTTGATACACAATCCTAACATCATCTTCCAAAATACACATTGCGGCTTGCTTTGATATAGGCTGTAACATGTTATGCCCATATCCTATTGTCGGCACACCAACTGTGTCGTGGTACATCTCAAGGCGTAGCCCCTCATGTTTGGCAACAAGCTCAAGAAATTTATCTTGGTTCATTTTTTAAACATCTTTGTTAACTGTTGAACGCCAAAGCTAGCGGCAAATACAACGCCAACGGCAGTCTTGTAAAAATCTGGCATAGCTTCCAGCGCCTGAAACCCACGTTGCACAATATCTTCATGACCTGTAAACGCGAGCAAGAGAGGGATGCTTACCAAAATTGTAAGCCACTCATCTTTCCAACTTGCGTTGGAATTTTTTGCTTGCTCAAGATTCCACTCTTGTTCACCAGCGGCAACGCGTTTGGCTACAGCAGACTTAGCCTTTTGCGTTTCAACTTTGGATTCTACCCATGAGCCAGCGATACTAGCTATTGGTGCTATTAATGCTTGTAACATAAACACACACTAAACTGCACAGATGCAGTACAAAACGCACAAAATCATTTTTTTAATAAATTACGAACTAGCATGGCTATCGTTAATACAACAGCAACAAGACCTAACCACTCATTAAGAGCGCCTAGCCACCAAGGAGCAGTAATGCCGCCAGCCACTAATGGAATATCATTGCTGTCCATTCTTTAACACTTTCAAATCAGATGTTTGATATGCTTTTAACAACGCTTGGTTATCTTTAACCATTTCGTTTCTAAAACTTTCAACCGCCGCGCCAGTGTGTCTAGTGTGCATAGCGTTTTCAATTAACAGTTTTGGCATCCACGCCATAGAACAACCCCAATCATCTACATCTTTTCCTGTCTGAGGGTCTCGCCCCCTTATCTGAATAAACCAAGCGCAGTCTAACTTTTTGCAAGGCTCAAAGTTATTTAAAGGGCAGTTGTCCTTAACCTCTAGCTTCATTATGCTGGCTCTTCTTCCGCCGCTATAGCCGCTTGTTCTGCATCGTATGCGGCTTGCCATGTAGTGTTAACATTAGGCCACCATGATAGTGTGCTAGTTGCCACATCTTCTTCGTTCTGTGTTCGTTTGCCCGTTGCCGAGTCACCTTTTTCAATTTCACAAACTAAACCGTCTGGAGATTGCACAGCCAAAACATCATTCGGCAACCAGCTTAAATCTAAATTTGAATAAAAATATCCATCTTTACCTATCTGATCTGATTCACCAGTGCCGCCATTTATTACTGTCCACTTAGCCATTTCTTAATCCTTTGATGCAATAATAAGGTCAACATATTGAACATTGATAGAAGCTGTCGACGAGCTTAAAGAACCTGCTAAACTGTGAGAGTGGTTGTGTGAACCACCACCGCCAGCGCCACTTGTACTGGCGCTTGAAATAGTTACATAACGATTACTATATCCACTGTAATTATTATCTGTATTTCCTAAGTTTGGCCTACTATAGCCGTGGCTATGTGACGGTATTTCAGAGGTAGAAAGAGTTGTACTGCCAATACTGCCGCTAATTCCCACAGTACCAGACACAGACGGTGTTGCCATTGCTGTAGAAAAAGCTGTAGTACCGCCAGAAGAACAAGAGCCGCTAACACAACGAAATGCTTTATCATTGTGTGTAGTTTGTTTTGTCCAGCCAGTAGGGGCTGATGTTTGCTGAAATACCATTAACGTGCCAGCATCAAATGCCTGAGCGTTATCTAATGCGCCAGCAGGGATATCAAAATTTCCGCTTATAACGTCAGCAAAATCTCTTGCTCTGGTCATAGATTACTCCGTTGGTTCAGGTTGTAATGCCGCAGTTCTAGTTGCACCAGCAGTTAAAAATGATGGCGTACCTTCGCCTGTTTTAAGATGTGGTGGTGTAATGTGAAAAACCATTTCGTCTAACTCTGCTTCTGTCATGTCAGGGCGAAGTTCAAGAAACGTCCAGCTACCATCGCTAAATTGTATTTTAGCCACGTTGTTATTAATTTCTGGAACTGTGTACTGCATTATGCTGTATCCCCTTGTGCTGTGCCGTTATTCGTAAACGTTACGAAAGATAAACCTCGTAAATATTTTCCTGACGCACCGCCAGCAGAGCCAGCAGAGCCATTGCTAGAATTACCATTTGTACCAGTAGAACCAGTAGTACCAGCAGAACCAAATCCACCACCGTTACCGCCAGCGCCGCCACTACCAGCATTTGTGCCGCCGCCAGAACCACCAGAACCAGAGCCAGCAGATTGATTATAGCCAGCACCTAATGCGCCAGCACCGCCAGCACCCCCATTTGTGGAGTATGTGTTGTTTAACGTGCGATAAATATTGTAGTATTGCGAACCGTCCATGCTTTGCCGGTAATTGCCTCTGTAATAAACAGCATTACCTGCAGACTTAGATGTTTGGTATTGGCTGACACCAAAGTTATAGCCATCAAACCTTGCACTACCGCCAAGATAACTATCAATCCGCCAAAATCTCTGGCTTGTCCAAGTCTGACCAGTAGTAGATGACGATGAATAACTACCATTACCACCATTACCACCATTACCGCCGCCGCCGCCGCCAGCACGAACAGTGCCGTTATTAATAAACGTGCAAGTAACTGCCGCTTCAAAAGCATCACCACCAGCCGCACCAGCCGCACCGCCAGCACCAGATAGCGTTCCATTGTTTGTAATTGTAATAGTACCTAAACCACCACTATCAATCTCTAATGCTTCTTCTGATGTGCTGGTTGCGCCTAGCTCAACACCGCTATCAATAACAATCTCTTTGCGATAGTTGACGCTGTAATCTGAACCAAACAATGTAGATGCGTTTTGATTGGTAGCCCCAGCAGAAAACGTATATTTAAATCCAGCAGTAGTACCACGGAAATTATCTAATGTAATTGAACCAGATGTAGGCACAGATGATGCAAGGTTAGTAGCGTTATTGTTAGCGGCAAGGCTTCTGACATGAGAGCCGCCACGATACATTTCAGACATTTTAATAGCACCGCTTCTGCCCCATTCGGTGCGGACTGTGCTTAACGATACTGAGCCACTAGCTGATACTGCCATTAGATTGTACCAAAAGCTGTTACGTCATCTACAGTTACAATTTCGCCATCAGAGGCAAACTTGATTTTGGCAACGCCATTATATTTAAAAATCAAATCATCAGTGCTGATTTCGATTGTCCATTTGCTTGTGCCAAACGCTATCGCATTACCGTTAGTGTCAAGGTCTGCGCCAAGCTGGGGTGACGCATCATCAACCAAATCGCTGGTAATAGTTGTTGGTTCAAAATCAGATGTGGTGCTGTTATATGCCAGCACCTGACCGTTTGTAATGCCACTTGTGTTTACATCATTAGCATCATTGATGCTGAAGTTTGATAATTCAAACGTGCCGTAAGCAACAATATCTACTGTATCGTTAAGTGCCGCACCAGTTGATAGCACAACAGCAGTACCGCTAGTTGCAGTAAAATCAGTGCCATCAATCAGCTTAACACCGTTTAGATACACATCTACATAACCAGCATCATAGGTTGCGGCAAAAGATGTCTGCCCTGCTGTAGCTGTGTGTGTATTGCGTTCAGCAGTACCATTGACAGACGAGCCAGCGTTCTGGAAACCAGATGAGCCGTACACCTTCATCAAATTGTTTGCGCTATCAAACCACAAATCACCAGTTGTAGGTGACGATGGTGCGGTTGCGCTAACAAAGTAAGTGTCAGCAAAGCTGTTAATGTCGGTAAGATTGTTAGCAACAGTTGTGACGTCAGCGGCTACAGCCCCAACTGCTGAAACATCAGAGGATATTCCCGCAACAGTGTTGACGCTTGTAATGTTGGAAGCAACAAGAGCAAGGTTTGAATTGACAACAGTAATTGTGTTGCCCATGCCATTGCCATGAACTGTACAGTAATACCGCAATGAAGAAGGCGCGGCATTATCAACATCAATCTGAACTTGCGCGCCTGACGAACCTGCTGTGCCAGTAGTTGTAACACCAGTAGTGTAGCTATTACCAGAGCCATCTTTAAATGCTAAAGGATGACCAGTATTAGTGCTATCTGACAAATCAAAGATATATGTATTGCCTCTGTCAAACGTCAGTATAGGATTTGCCACGCCGTCAATGTAATAAACGCCACCCGATACAGTTACCGTATATGTTGTGCTTGCGCCCAACGCATTAGCCAAGCTCGTAATATCAGTAGTGATTGCCGCCAATGTTCCAATGTCGGTGCTATCACCAGCTACAGTGTTAATGTTGGTTGCGTTACTGTTTACCGCATTGATGTTAGTCGCGTTGCCTGCCACTGCTGTTACATTGCTTGATATGCCAGACACAGTAGTGACGTCAGACGAAATACCCGCAACGGTATTAACATTTGCGATATCGCTAGCAACTGTATTTATATTTGTAGCGTTTGTATGAACCGCATTAATATTTGAAATATTTGTAGCTACTGTATTCACGTTTGCAATATCAGTAGAAACCGTATTTACATTAGTAATGTCAGTAGCAACAGTGCCGATATCTGTGGCATCTGCGGCAACAGAAGTAACATCAGATGATATGCCTGCAACTGTAGTAATGTTGGATGCAATACCAGCGGCAGTAGTAACATTAGATGCGATAGCGGCAAGGTCAGAAATAGCATCTGTTGCTATTGTGCCATCTTCAATGTCAGCCAATGTTTCAATATCGGCTGCGATGCTAGCAACAGTTGTTGTGCCTGATACAGTAGCGCCAGCCTCAACAGCGCCAGTGGTCGCATTAAACGCCAACAGCTTGCCTTTGCGCGTGTTCACATCTGGCAAAGTAAGAGTGGCATCCGCATCAAAATCAGTAAGGCGCAGAGAACGGTCAATGTCATCTTGCAAGTCAGCTTGAATAGCAACAATTTTATCAAGCCCAATGTTCAAAGAAGCAACATCGAACGGACCCGCTGTTGGGAAATCAGTAGTCCGCTCGATGTCTATTGAGCGAGTGACAACAACTGTTGATCCACCCGCAATACCTGTAACTGACATTGTAATTGTGCCAGTTGTGCCAGACCCACCAGTAACAGTGTAGTCTGTAGTGATTGTTTTAAGCACACCATCAACGTAAACATTAAGGTCTGCATCAGCAAAAAACTCAAAAGGCACAGCAAAAGTCGTTTGCGTCACACTAGCCGCAACCGAGTAAGAAACTCTTGGGTCGTTATTTGCAAGGTTAATAGTCATTTTATCCCTCTATCATGCAATATTGCATTGTGCCACGCACAATTAAAAACCCCTGTATCGTTCGCCAAGCAATAACTCTTTTGCATCGCCGACTATATATGGGAGTCCAATAAAAGGCGCGGCATAGAATAATGTTTCCGCACCCTCTTGAGTGTCGCCATCTATGAATTGTTTCATTGCTTTTCCGTAATCAGCGGCAAGACCAATAGGCGCACCAAATGGCTCAAGGAACGCATCAACACCAGTTGGGTTGTATTTCGGCTTAAACATAGTTTCTTCGTAGTCTGTGAGGCCAGAACCAGCCGCCATTGCCATGCCCATATAGCCAAGGTCGGAGTAAAGACCGAGCAACCCAGAGTGGTCGATGACGCGAGCCAGAAGTTCTGGGTTGGTTTTATTATCAAACCACCAGTCGGGCTTCTTGAGTTGCAATGACATATAAGACAATGCAACTAGACCCATTGCACCTTGAACGCGGTGCAACCTATTTGGGTCACGCACAGCGTTAAGGATTTTGTTGTTTGCGCCGAACGCAAAGTTCATAAAGGTAAACGGCAAAGTCATTAGCTGGCTTTCCAGCTTGACGTACTTAATAGATTGAGTTGAAGCACGGTTATCAATAGCAAACAAAGTAGGATAGCGCTTACGCATACTGGCAGTAAATGCATTATCTCTTACATACAACACACCATTTGATATCAGCGGCTTGTCAAATATCTGCCCATAAACAATCGTATTGTTTGCATGAGCGGCAATAGCGGCACGATATTTAATCAAAGCGTCACGCTCTTTTACTGTCTTTTGCGCCCAGTTTTCTGTGTCTGAATATTCAAAGTCATAAGAGCGATGCTTTGATGTAGGGTTATCTGCAATATATTTTGCAATTTCTTTATCAATGCCATAGCGAGCAAGATACTCAATATCATATTTGCTTGCAGTGCCAGCAACTAGCTTACGAGCATCTTTTAAAAATTTATCTTGAACAATAAATTGGTCCATACTTTTTCCAGCAACAGTCATTGGGCCAAGTATGTTAGCATTGTAGTAAACAGCATTTACTCTGTTGACTACCTCTTGAGTTCGGTTGGGCTGTATCGTTTTTGCAGAGTCATCAATGATGTGACGCAAGTGAACACCACGAGACATATCCATTAATTCACCAGCAAGATTAGCTTGCTTAAATGTTTTAGTAGAGTATTCCATGTCAGCAAGCATAGCCGCGCCAGCTTCTACATACTTCTTCATGCCATGCGCCATGATAATACTGCCATGGTCTGTAACCGCAGACACACCAGCAAACGGCAGATAAACCGTACCAGTATATGCTTTTGCCGCTTGCGCTATTTGTGCATCC